GTTCAACTGGCTCTTCTAATCCAGCAGCTAATTCCACTTCCTCTGTTTCAACGATTTCCTCGTCGGCAGATTTAGCACGATTGCCACCACAAGTGCATTCTGTCATGTATATACACTTGGAAAAGGGTATATAAGTAAATCAAACTTTCCGGAAACTATCTTTTACGAGACCAAGAAGGCGTGCGTCCTCTTCTTAATCTTTCTTTAGGTTTCCAACCTGCTCGTGACATTGCATTTTGAAAAGCCCTGCCTGATGAATCTCTAACTCTACTAGCAGTCATTTTAGGTCCACGGCCCGGAAACTTACCGGGATTTCTCCATAGCTCTGCACAAAATGCCCTTTGGTTTCTAACATTTTGAAGACCTTCATAATTTCTTAACTTATCTCTTGCATTCTGTACACAAGCAGTCATAAACGCCCTCATACCTCTTCCAGTCCTTGCAGTTCTAGGTGCTTTGGAAATCTCTATGCCTTTCTTTACTGAACACTTTTTAATTCCTGCAATGTCCCATACGTGTTTGTCAATCTTACCTAATATGTCGGTTACACTACTTGTACTCCACATTTTACAAGACCAATACCTTGCCTTATACTTAGGACCGGGATTATCGCAATTATGTCTGGCTCTAAAGTTCCTACGCTTGTCAGGGTCATCACGCTTGATGTCCATCTTAGGGTCTCCAAACTTTACCTGTACTGTATTACCCTTTTTGTTTTTTGCATAAACTCCAAACTTCTTGTTTTCACCCTTTAACCGAAAAGGTTTGTTAAGTTCTACCTTCCTGCCTTGATACTCGGCTTTACCTATAGGAACACAATTAGGAACTTTTTTGCCTCTTAATATTTTAGTTCCTATCATTTCATACCCTGCTTCACAAGGTTTCTTTTTTATCATGTCAAGAATGCTGTCAAGCTCTTCATTCATTTTACTAAATCTTCTAGCTTGTATAGCTCTTTCTTGTCTTACTGCGCCTGCGCGCGTAGGATGACAACCTAATAATCTTTTATCTTTCTTAGCAAAAAGACAATATTTCTTACCCCTACGTTCTATTATCTTTTCTACCATTCCCTCTATTTCATCTAGTGTTACTTGCTTTGTCACCTTTACAGGTTCTGCTGCTTTTGCTGCCGCTACTTGTGTAACAGTAGCTTCTGGGTTAGCTGGTCTGTTGCCAACCCATGATACGGACCAAAGAGACAACTCGGAGATGTTGTTGTGGCAGACGTCTCCTTCGCAGACCTTCTCTTGTTTCTCAGCTTCCCCTCTAATAGAGGAGCCGCCCTTGTCACCGTAAATCTTCATCTCTTCCCACACTCTATCATGCATCGGAAGTTTGTTGTGTATCCCTACACGTATTTTGACTTTACCGTCTTTAACCTTATATGCAAGAGGTAGCCCTACTGGCATCTCTTCATGCTTGTATGAATAAACCCCGTATTTCATATAGAAATCCATGGACTCTTTAATCGTGTCAGTGCCTATCTTGTCGTTCTGTTTATCGATAATAGGAGACGAAATATATGTTTCTAAAATCCTCTCGTTATACCACTCAGGTCGGTAAACTTTCCAGTTAGTATTAGCGTCTGCCACAACTTATGATTGGCTACGTGTATATAAATAATAATTACTTTCCGGAAGCCTTCCTTCTAAGGCGATTTCCTTCTAACATTATTTCACTATTTATCTTTGACATATTTTCTAGTAAAGCATTTCTACAAGCAAACGTTCCCTCTGCAAATGGTTGATTTTTAAATATGTTTTTTGCAAACCACCAATAATTTTCTACAGAAGGATATTTGAGCGCATAATCTTTTAGCCTAGTACTCATTTTGTAATTCCTAGAAGCATAACCTCCTGCTACAGACGGCATTGGCGAATAACCACCAAACTCTATAATCTTTGCAGCAGGATGGTCAGACACTAATTGAAAAACTGCTTTGTTACCATATTTGCCTATCAAAGGTTCTATGCTTTTACCAACACTTCCCGTAACATAAGTCCAACGTTCATATACTTTTTGTTCAGCAGCATCTCTAATCATAACTGCTGTATTAGCTAATGCATTTTCAAAAATAGTTTGCCAGTTGTCATCTTTTTTCCAAAAATTAATTGAATTAGTAATTTGTTCTAAACCTGTAACTTTAAGACCACTTTTCATTTGTAAGCTTCTACTTCTTCAATAGACGCATCACCGTACTTTTCTTTCCACTTTCTGTTAACTTCCTGTGCAGCCTTTTGTCTCATTAACATTCTACTATTCTTGTTGTACTGCCTCATGTACTCGCCCTTGTTATTCCAAGCTCTGTCATGCTCACACTCTTCACAAAATCCATTAGACAATAATCTAACTCTAATTTCTCCTGCCATACATTTTTTACAACTCTTCATGGTTTCAACGCTCCTACTTCTGGTTTAGCCTCCTCAGGCATACTTACTTGCGGTTTGTCTGGAAGTACCAAATTACCATCTTTATCCAATGTTGCCTCTATTCCTACTTTATTTAATACTGTAATTATATTTGCCTTCTGTAACATATTTGCTAATGCTTGTTGCTCGTTCTTTGTATTGATATCTGCAAACTTAACCTTCCATGTTGTTATTCCCATCAACCTCATCAATGGCTTAAAGAATCCCATTTCCAAACATTGCTGCGTTTCTAACACCGTCCTGTCAAACAAAGATATCTGCTCACCCTCTGCATTCAACCCACCTACACCTGCTGTGCTTCCTGTTACTATTGGCATAACGCCATAAGCTGCGTTTATATCGTTGTTAATACGCTCCATGTAAGGCAAAGCCATCAACTCATCCATGTTAGGCATAACAGGCACAAACTTCGCTTGACCGCTACCCGTACCTTCTCCCCTACTACTTATGATTGGTACAAAGTTAGGATTACGTCTTGTCTCCTCTGCTATGTACTCACCAAGCCTATTCAAACTTTCCTCATCGTGGCCTGGTATGTCTAAGAAACCCTTAGGTGGTCTCTCTAATTTGTAGATTTTGTTTTGGAAGTTCTCAATGGCGAGAGCGGTTTCTATTTTTTTAGAAAGACCTATAATCGGCGACTGTCCATACAATCTGGCATTCGCACTGTATTTATTGAAATGAATTATCTCATCTCTTGCAAAAGGAATCTTGTCTTCATCCTGTCCCATGTCATAATAATATGCCATAGGTACAGCCTCAAACCCTCCTTCTCCTAACGCACCCTTTTCTAAAGGCTGCCTAGTAATTACATCAAAATATTCATCGTTTTTAAACTTACCATATTCATCAACCGCAAAACGCATCTGCTTTGCATCTTCTACCCAAAGTTCTTTTACTATCTTATCTTCACTGCCTTGTATCCTGTCATAAACAATACTTATCCAACAATCATCAAAAACCTCTACTTGTCGTATCATTGCCTTAAAGAACTCACTTGCTGTAATATCCGCATTACCGCCCGTAGGGTCTCGTAATAACATTTCTAACATCTTTCTTTCTTCTTTGTCACCTGCGTCACCAACAGCGTGGTACTCCCACCCTTTGGCGACAGACTGAGAAGCTATACGAGTAATTACAGTCCTTAGGTGAGAATACCTGTCTGCCAACTGTTCAAGATAATTCTGGTCTACTGGAGGAAGTATATCTGCTTTAAATGCACGATTACTACCATGAGTACCATACGCTGGAGTCCTTGCATCTTTTGCTATCTGCGCTGTGTTTCTCTCTATCAATTCCTCTAACGCAGAACGCTTCCGCACTGGCTTACGCCCCAACATTCTATCGTACCATGCCAAGTTGTATCGCCTCCACTTTAGTCATTATCTTATTAAGCTTTTCCTTTTTCTGAATCACATCAAGACTCTTTTTCAATTTTTTACTCCAACTATGACCTGAGTTTCCACCCATCATCTTCCACATAATATATCCCTTACTAGGATTTTTCTTGTTGGCAAAATTCTCTGCTGGCGGGTCTACTTTCTCATGCCTTCTGTAATATGTGTCAATCTTAACTGCCGTCTTGTATCCCACATCCTTTTGATACCTTAACTTACGATTTATCGCCTTTGTAACCTTGCCACCACCATAACCGTGCATTGCTCGTAAATCTCTACCCTGCAATGCTTCTTTCTTTACACCACGAGGAATCTTATACCTATCTCGCTTATCGCCCATGATACTCCCGAACGTACCTTCTAAGTAACGGTTCTACTAAGACGCCTGTGGGAACATTCTCCGCCTTAGCAATCTCTTTAAGGCCCTCTTTGGTAGAGTCACTGATTCCATAAATTTCCAACCTCGTTCGTTTTTTCATAGTGTGGTTGGATGTCTTGTATGTGCATTGTGTATATAACCTTTTCTATATGTAGTCCCAACTAACATACGCAAGTCCGCGTTTGTTCTTGTTTTTAATCGCTAACTCACACATCCATAACGCCATAACTGCATCAGGCGTGTGACCCTCTAATCTTCCGTTCTTACCATAAACCAAACGACTCAAACCATCTGTCAACTTTCTAGGCCCCGGTCTGCTTGCCTCTCTTATTTCTTTTTGCCACGGAATCTGGTATCTCTCTTTTTCAAACTCCAAGGCCAACCCCGGTATACCCACATCATGGGAGTGCTTTTCTCTTCCCGTGTTGTGACCTTCAACAGGAAGACCCGCCAAGTCACTCGCACTATGTACAACCAATCTCTGATACCCATTCGATTCTATCATAATCGTTTCTGGATTAAAACGTTTCGCAAGCTCTCTGATTTTCAACACCTGAGTCTCTAACCAACCCGAACCCTGTGCCATTACCTTGCCTGTCCAACTGTATAGTAACCTACGATGCTCTGTACGCTTATTATAAGCCACAATACAGTAGCTTGTCTCATCATTCTGACTGTTCATACCCACAGCCAAGTCAACGCCCATTACGACGCTTATATCGTCACTGTACTCTGGTAACCCCATATCTAAATTTTCATCCAAACAACGCTGAAGCACTTCATACGGTATAACTGCACTCTCTGGGTCCAATGGATTTAACATATACTCAGACTCAAACGCCCTACTTCCCATTGTCTCCCTTTCTGTATCTAACCGCTCTTGATTCCAGTACTCTGGCCACCTAGGACTTCCATCCTCCAAAAGTGCTGGATGTCGTATCACATTCCACTCAGAACTCTCAGATACCCAATCTGTTATGTCGCCTACTCGTTTTTGAGTACCTACTAACAACATCTTAGACTCTGGAAGTCTCATCGGCATCACAACGCGCTGCACATAATGAATTACCTTATCATCTGTCAAATTAGGAAACTCCTGCAAAACGTCATCCAAAATAATCATGTGTACGTGAGGACCCTCAAGTGCCTTACCGATACTTGCAGCAGCTACCCTACTTCCATTGTTAAACCTCTTTGCACTTTTTCTTATTGTAACTTTCTTGTCGTCACTCTTTTCTAAAAACGCACTAAGCCTCCAACTTCGCTTACATAATTCTTCAAACTGCTCTAACTTGTCCCAAGCCTGCTCTAAGGTCGCAGAAATATACAAAGCACGAAAGTTTGGCTGCTTATGCATCATATAAGCCAATACACACAGACCCCATGTCGTTTTCAAGTGACCACGTGCGCAAATTATAGAAGCAAACTCTCCCTTTTGGAAATTTTCCTCCCACTGCTGATGCATCTCACCCAACGGAACATAAGTTCCCGGCTCCTGCTCCATATAGTCTCGCATTACCTCATCTATGAACTCATTCAAAGTAAGTGGCTGCTCATTCATTATCTCTAAAGCACCTGCGATTGCCTGAGTTATGTGTTTGCTATGGTCCATCACTTGTGTTTTCGTACAGTTATCACTATGTCTTTAACATCTTTGTCATGAATTATAAGTTGTTCGTGTATATAATGTAAATCGCTTGTCTCCTCTATGACCTTGCCATCCTTAATTAGTCTAATGATGGCAACCACTCCTGTCCGTCAAACGTACTTACTGTAAAATAACCGCGAAAATCAAACCGAGGTATCAAATAACAACGACTTACCTTCTTTCCTGTCTTTTCATCAGGTTCTCCCGCTGCTACTGTCTTAAATTTGTTCTCTTTTATTAATTTTTTTAACTTATCCATGCGAATTATCCATAAATGATTCTCACTTAAGTTAGGAAAGTAATACGCAAACCAATCTGCCATGGTTGTCTTGATACCACTGTCCTTACCACGACACTTGTACTCGATTGCCATGTTACCTGTACCACCCTTGTCCCAATCTTTCTCAAACATATCTGTCTTAACCTCAAAAAATATAGGATTCTGTTTATTATTCTGAAACATAATGTCAAAAGCTGCTGTGTTGCCATATGTAATAAACTTCTTGTGCCATTGCGTCTCGACAAAATGTCTAACAGCACGCTCACCCATCTGACCGTCTTCTAAATCCTCGTCAAAATTGTTGTTCATAACAATAACTCCTTAGTAAACTTCTGATTTGCATTGACAACTCGTATCTCCAACGGATACATATGCTGTTTTTTTAAAATAGAATCACTGCCTTCTGTATTTACAACCTCGTAAACAATACCTGCGTCTGCATCTATCACATCTGCACGCAATCCTGACGGCTCAAACACAGCCTCTGTGTAAAATTCATGCCCCCATTCTTTTAATTGCTTGCAAATCGCAAACTTCATGTCTATATGCTCTGGCGTCTCGTTTTTACTCCAACGCATCGCGTTCCTGTTTCTATTACTTGTACGAAGCAAACGAGAAACCTTGTTGCGTTGCTCCTGAACTGCATATCTATTCATCTATTTGCCTCCTACAAGCCAAACAAGTTACCTTATCATCATCGTATGTAGCATCCGCTGCCATCAAACCTTTGCTTTCATCTATCCAACGACCACACAAAGTCCAAAAAGCGCGACCCATATACTTATGAACGATTTCCAACTAACTCCCCCATCAATGGTGTATATATCATGTCTATTTTACATCGATAACAATCTAACATAGGACGTCCTTCCTTTTTTTTACTAAATATAAAATGCTCCTTGTCGATGTTACGATGCTCCTGTTCCCATCGCTCACCGCACAAAAAACAATTAAATCTCCATTTCATTTTAACAACCCCAAACATCGCTTACAATTTATGTACTTCGGATGCATCTCCTTCATCTTGCGAAACTCCTGCGGCGTTGCCTCATGCCCACATAACGTCATGTGATGTACCATACTAGGCGCGTGTTTCTTTCTCATAGCTTCTTCCTCAACATATCACGATACGAATGTACGCCTAACCAAAATCCCAAGATAAAAGTTACAAACATCAAAAACAACGTCACAAAACTATTCATTGCGACACTCCTTGCAAAATCCACCATGTTCTTCTACATCCACTGGAGTTACTACCATGCCACAAGCTTTACACCTCCACATTGTCTGGCTCCCTATTGATGTCCTCTATCATGTTCTT